CTGAAAAAAACAAATTTGATGGAAGACCTATGTTAGGTCTACCTTCATTTGTAAAGTAGTATTATAATGGAGTCATATGTTACAAAAGATAGGTTTTTTACCTGGATTCAATAAACAAATTACACCTACAGGAGCCGAGGGACAATGGACGGGTGGTGAGAACGTACGTTTTAGATATGGTACACCAGAAAAAGTAGGTGGCTGGAATCAATTAGGTGCATCTAAATTAACAGGTGTTGTAAGAGGTTTACATCATTTTGTAAACAAAGACTCAATAAAATATGCTGCTATTGGTACAAACAGAATTTTATATGTATACTCTGGAGGAGTATACTATGACATACACCCTTTAACTAACCCATCAGGCACAGCGATCACTAATGCATTTAGCACGACTAATGGATCACCAACTGTTACTATAACTTTTTCTGGATCACATAATTTTCAAGCTGGAGATATAATACTGTTTGGTGAGGCCTCTACATTTTCAGCTATAACTAATTCTAATTTTGGTGCCTCTGATTTTGCAGATAAAAAATTTATGGTAACTAGTGTACCAAGTTCAACAACTATAACTATTACAATGCCTAGTAATGAGACTGGAAGTGGTGCGACTACATCGGGAGGCATAACCTATTATCAATACTATCATGTTGGACCAGCAGAACAGTTAGGAGCTTTTGGTTGGGGTATATCTTTATGGGGCGGTAATATTTTAGGATCTCAAACAACAACTTTAAATGGAGCGTTATTAGATGATGCAAATGGTACGGGTGGATCTGGAACAAGTATTACACTTACAAGCACAACCGGTTTTCCAACATCGGGTACAAACTATATTCAAGTAGGCTCAGAAGAAATATCTTACACCGGTGTTTCTGGCAATGACCTAACAGGTATTACGAGAGCTGTTAGAGGATCCACAAGATCCGGACACAGCAGCGGTGCTACTGTTACAAATACTTCAAGTTGGACTGGGTGGGGATCACCTGCAGCCAACACAGACTCAGTTACAGATCCTGGTTTATGGTCATTAGATAATTTAGGTTCAACACTTATTGCGTTGATACACAACGGAGAATGTTTTCAATGGGATGGAGACGCATCAAATGCAACAGCAACAAGAGCTACAATTATAACAGGTGCACCAACCGCATCCCGTGATATGATTGTATCTACTCCTGATCGTCACTTAGTATTTTTTGGAACCGAAACAACTATCGGAGATAAAACTACACAAGACGATATGTTTATAAGATTCTCATCTCAAGAAGATATAACTGACTATACACCAACATCTACTAATACCGCTGGTACACAAAGACTGGCCGACGGATCACGGATCATGGGAGCTGAACTTGGTAGAAATGCAATTTATGTTTGGAGTGACACAGCATTATTTACAATGCGTTTTGTAGGAACACCGTTTACTTTTGCATTTGAACAAGTTGGAACCAACTGTGGATTAATTGGTATGAACGCAGCTGTTGAAGTTGATGGCGCTGCATATTGGATGTCTGATAATGGTTTCTTTAGATTTACTGGTAAACTAGAATCACTAGACTGTTTTGTTGAAGACTATGTTTACGATGATTTAAACACAACATCTAATCAATTAATTTATTGTGGTATTAATAACTTGTTTGGTGAAGTAGTATGGTTCTATCCAACTGAAAACTCTAATGCTAATAATAGATCGGTTCTTTATAGTTACTTAGATTCTACGGTAGACAGGCCTATTTGGTTTACAAACGATAGTTCAATATTTAAAAGAACAACTTGGCAAGATTCTGCTGTATTTGGTTTACCACACGCTACAGAGTATGATCCAGGTGATGATGATTCTTTTGATGTAACTGGCAATACAGATGGTGTTAGTTATTATTATGAACATGAAAAAGGTGTAAACTATATTAAAAATGGATCAACAGCAGCTGTTCCGGCAAACATTACATCCGGAGATTTTGACATAACACAAGATCAATCAAGAGGTATTACATTTAGAGGTGATGGTGAGTTCATGATGAGAATAAGTAGAATTATACCAGACTTTATTGCTCAACAAGGTAATACAATTGTACAACTAGATTTAAGAAATTTTCCAAACGACAGTTCTGCTAGTTCTCCACTTGGACCATTTACTACAACTTCTAGCACTAAAAAAATAGACACCCGTGCAAGAGCTAGAGCTATTGCATTGACTATTTCTAATACTGCTGTAGACACAAACTGGAAGTTAGGAACGTTTAGATTAGACGTACATTCAGGAGGAAGAAGATAATGGCTATTACCAATCTACAACAAGCAAGACAATTGTACGCTCTTGGTAAAAGAGTTAGATTTAGAGGTGGTGGTATGGATGCAGGTAGAGATGATTTTAGTTCTCCTAGTGCAGACACGGGCGATCAAAGTGTAAACGATGCAGTTGATACTGGAGATTTAGGAACAGAAACAGCAAACGTACAAGCAAACCAAGATGCAAACATGAGCTCTAGAGAAAGAGCTATAATGAATCAATATAAAAATGTGCCAACACCAACAATTACAATAGGTGTTGATAAGTTTAATAATCCAATAACTGTTCCAACTACTTATAAAGCTAAACGTAATAGACAGCTAGCGATAGATGCATTGAATCAAAAAGGCATTAGTGTTTTTGATCCTAGAGTTACTAAAATGTTTAATCCTTTTGATATGTCTCTTGTTGCACAACCTAAAACAAAAAAGTTTAGTTTTGTTAGAGATGTTCTTGTTCCAGTTGGGTTAACTGCAATTAATCCTGGCCTTGCAGCTAAATATAGCAAAGCAAAAGGTTTATACAACGCAGCAAAATTCGCAGCTGACATAGCTCAAACGTTTGGTTTAACAGACACAAATTTAGTTGATTCTTTTGTAAGTGGTTTGGTAGATAGAACTACTAGTAAATCAAAAAGTAAAACAAAAAGTAAAACAAAAAGCACTAAAAATTTAGACGATAATATAAATCGTGATGGCGAAGGTTTAGGATCAACACCTGAAATGGCTGCGTTAAGAGATGAATATTATCTTTTACTACAAAAACTAAAGGCTGGTAATATTTTAGCTGGTGAAAGAAACAGATTAACAGCTTTAAAAAATTTATTAGGATTCGCATAATGGCTAAAATAGTACAAACATTAACAAGGGCAAGTCCAGATTATAGAGAAGATGTAGCACAATCACTTGTGCGAGATTTAGACGCCGTGTTAGAAAAATTAAATACAACGTTTCAAGAAGAATTAAAACAGGAGATAGAAGCTAGAAGTTTCTTTTTAGAATAATGGCAGTAGTAAACCAATATAAATTTGTAGGAATAGATAATGATACTAGTAATGGAGAACTAAATCCTTTTGGT